CGAAGCGCCGTGGGACACGGAATTTCAAAAGCGATATTGTAGCGGGTGCGCGGCGGAGAATTGCGACGCTTGCCCGAATGAGCGCTTCCGGAACAATCCGGAATGGTGGCTATCCCTTGAAGCGGATAGCGGGGTGGCGTTGTGAAGAGGAAACAAAGACGGATCGCGGCGGCGCTTTCAATAGTGATTGTCGCGATCCCGCTTGCCGCCTTTATGCCGTGGAGCGGGACAGCGGAAGCGGAACGATATTCGGGAGAGCCTACGCCGATTATATCCCCTTCCCCGCTTTTGACGCTTGCGCCGGAGCCGGAAGAACAGGAATACATACCGGACGCGGCGGAGGTTGAAGCACTTGCGAAAATGCTTTACGGAGAAGCGCGCGGGATCGCTTCGGATATGGAAAAAGCCGCGTGCGTTTGGTGTGTACTGAACCGCGTTGACGATCCCCGTTTTCCGGATACCGTGCTGGAGGTTTTGGAAGCGCCGTATCAGTTCGCCGGATATTCGGCGGATTATCCCGTTCTTCCGGAGCTTGCAACGCTGGCGGCTGACGTTCTGATCCGCTATCACGCGGAGCGGGACGGAGGAACAAACGTCGGACGCGTCCTTCCGGTTGAATATCTGTATTTCACGGGCGACGGGCGGAACAATCATTTCACGATCGGCTGGAAAGACGCTGAAACGTGGGATTGGTGCTTGCAAAATCCCTATAACGATTAGAGAGGGGCGCGGATATGGGCGAAATGATATGCGTTTGTAGAGAAATCGACAAGTACACGGGAGAAATTGCCGTTTATCCGATCAAAGCGGAAGTAACGGATCGCCTTCTTTTCTGTCTTGGGCTTCGGCAAAGGGCAAATCCGGAATTGAAGTATTTCGTAACGCTTGCAGAAAACTACGACGCAAACGAAGAAACGATATTGAAGCAGTTGTGCCGGAAGCAGATTACGGATCGGCTTCTTGCGGTTTTGAATTTAGTTCAGCTTTGAAGAAAGGGGCGGCGAACAATGGCAAAAGAAAAGAAGCAGGACAGCGGCTGGCAGTTTCCGAAGGCGCTTGAAATTGTGAAGTGCAAAGAGGGCAACAAAGAATTTATGAAGGAACGCCCAGCGCGGCGACCGTTCGGGAACACGGTTCTTATTTGCGAGTATCCGCTGGACGGCGACGCAATGCAGGAACCTAACGCGCGAATGATTACGTGGAGGCTTGCAAAACGGGCGGCGCGGGATTTCTTGCGCGTATCCTTTATGACTTCGGCGATCGTAACGGCGGCGAAGGCGGACAAGCCCTTCACCGTCGTTCGGGTTTACGGCAGATATTAAGCAGAAAGGGGCTATTCAATATGCTTTCAAAGAAAATAACGTGCGGCGTTTGCGGATACCGTATAACGCCAAAGAAGGAAGAAATCTACGTTGCAGAGGAACCGCGCGCGTTTGTGGACGCGCTAACAAAACCACCTACACGGTTTAACGCTATGGATTGCCCGCGTTGCGGTTGTCAGATTATGCTGGCGGTTCGCGTTGACCGTGTAAACGTTCCGGAGCGGAACGACGCAGACGAAAGCGAGGTGGCAAAAGATGAAGATTAAAAATATCGCGGCGATCTGCAAGAAGAACAAATACGCCGTTATTTATGAGCGGTACGGCGAAAGTGGCGGCGTTATTCAGTACATAGGCGACGGCGCGGCGGCTTATCCGGTAACAGGGCTTCCGAAGCTGGATAAAGAAAGCCTTTTAACGATCTTCGACGTTCCAGAAAAACAGCGGGAAGATTGGTTTGTTCAAGTAGCGGGCATTCCTTCGAAAATCAGCTTCGAGGACACGGACGCAAACGAAAAGCCCGTCGAGCGGGAAGCAATTTCGATCGCCTATTCCGGAAAGACTTTGAAGCCGTTGCAGACGCGGCGCGGGCTTGTGTTCATCGAAAGCCGCTATCTTTCGCCCGTATCCGATATTTTAGACGTGCTGGAGCTTTACGAGCGGATCACGCCGCGCGGAACGCCCTACATCGTAGCGAAAGCGGGCTTCCTGCTTCAAGCAGTGATTACGCCATATGACGTAATTAGCCAGCAGTTCGTCGATAACTTGAAGAGGCTTACGGAACAATGCGTTCTTTCCCTTGACCTTCGGGATCGGGAGAAAGCGCTGGCACACGCCGCAGAGCCGGAACAATATTCCTTGAATGTCGATCCCGCTACGGGTGAGATTGTCGAGGGTGAAAGCGAGGTGGCGGACAATGAATAAAATGACGATCCGCGTTATCTTGAAGAGCGGTTCGGAATTCGCTATCAAGTGCGACAAGTTCACGATCAAGCAAAACGGCTTCGGACAGGCGACCGGATACAACATTGAAGGGATCACGGAAAACAAGCCCGTCTATCTGGACTTTGAACAGGTTGCGGCGATTGTCCGCCTCTATTCCGATGAAAAGGAGGCTGGCGGCGGTGAATAGTGCGCTTCTATCTTCAAAGAAAATGGACTGGTGTACGCCACAAGACTTCTTCGACCGTCTGAACGAGGAATTCGGCTTCGTGCTTGACGCGGCGGCGACCGACAAAACAGCAAAATGCCCGCTTTACTATACGCCGGAAACGGACGGGCTTTCGCAAAGCTGGGATCGCGGCGGCGCGGTTTTCTGCAATCCGCCTTATGGACGCGAGATCGGAAAGTGGGTAAAGAAGGCATACGAAGAAGCAATCGGGGGGGGGTACGCTATTGTGCTACTTATTCCGGCGCGGACGGATACGATCTATTTTCACGATTACATATACGGGAAAGCGGAAATCCGGTTCGTTCGCGGGCGGCTTCGCTTCACAGACGACGAAGGGAACGCGAGCGATCCCGCGCCCTTCCCTTCTATGGTAGTTATCTATAACGGGGAGCGGGTGAAGCAATGAACGAAGGCTTATTTTTCAGACGCGCAGATGGCGCAGAAATTCCCGTGAAAGAGGTTGAAGGGCTGAAAGGCAACGGGCTTTTAATCCTTATGACAGAAACGTTCCTTCGTGAAGAGGATATGCAGAAAATGCAACAAAGCATTGAAAGGCGTATCGGGGACGGGACGCGGGTTCTTGTGCTTGATGCACGGATCAAAAAGGTTATGCGGCTGGAGGTGTGAACGTGGAATATATATGCACACTTCCGGAAAAGGCAAAGAAAAAAGATTGTAGCGGGTGCGAGCATTGCGGCTGGGAGGCGGCAGAGGCGGAACGCCGCCGCGCCTACCTTTGCGAACACGGCTTGACGCTATGCGCGGACGGCTTGCGCCGTCTAATTATTTCAAAGAACGGAGGTACAGAAGAATTGAAATACAAAGTATGCGACCATTGCGGCACACACCTTGACAACGGGGAAACGTGCGATTGTCAAAGGGACGCGGGCGAAAGCAACAGCGACGAAGAAAGGAGCGCAAACAATGACAGGAATTAACGAGGTTGCAAAGCAAATTCACGAAAACGCCGTCGATCACGGCTGGTGGGACGAAGAACGCGGATTTCCGGAAGTTTTGGCACTCATTCATTCGGAGGTATCCGAAGCACTGGAAGAATACCGAAACGGGCGCTTGCCTACGGAAGTTTACGCCGGAAACAACGGAAAGCCGGAAGGAATACCGATCGAGCTTGCCGACGTGATTATTCGCGTCCTTGATTATTGCGGATATGCCGAAATTGACATTGACACGGCAATTTCACAGAAGCACGAATACAACAAAAGCCGCCCGTACAGACACGGCGGCAAGAAGTGTTAAACACCCGCGAGCGGGTGCGGACATACCTATTTATATAAGAAAGGGGCTTTTTAATATGACAGAGAACAAACACGGCTTCGCGCCGAAACAGGAAATTAAGATCGGTGGGATCGCCTTCACGATTATTCAGACCGCCGAAAGCTGGGTGAAGTGTATTGCTTCGGAGTGTATCGGGGAACGAGCATTCGACGCGCAGAACCGAAACGATTTTGCCGCGTCCGATATTCGCGAGTTCTTGAACGGCGAATTTCTGAAAAGGCTGATTGCAGAGGGCGCACCGGAAGAAATGTTCGAGCATTTCAACGTTGACTTGACCGCCGACGACGGTTTGAGGGACTACGGCGGAGATCGCGTCCGTGTCGGGCTTATCACGTGCGACGAATACAGGCTTCTTCGCGGCAACATTCCGGCGCTTCCGGATACTTGGTGGTGGACAGCTACGCCGGACAGCCCGAAAAATCCTTACGTCCGCAACGTCCATTCCGGCGGCGCGCTGGACAATCAGCAACGCGTGGAATGGGAACAGGGGCGTTCGCCCGCTTTGCGTTCTGAAATCTGAAATCTTGAAATCTTACCTTGACGGGGATATGAAGAAGCGCGCCGAAGCGGTGGATATGATGAAGCATATTGCGGCGGCGTGGAACATTCAGCCGGAAGAGGTTTTCGAGGAAGGAAGGTAATTCACAATGACAATGTTTGAATTTATGCAAAACGCCTTCTTCCTGCTTTGCGGGATCGCCTGTATTGCGGTGGCGGTGCTGATCGTATATTGCGTAATCGTGGCAATTATCCGCACTTGCAGGATCGACAGGAAGAGAGGTAACGGAAATGGACGAAATCAAGATCGACGCGGCAACGCTTGAAGAAGCTGGCGCGGCAATCGGGTTTATGTTCGCCGCATTGCTTCGAGGCTTCAAAGACGGTATGGACGCTTACGACGTGATGGAGGCGGCAAACGATATTAAAGAGGTACACGAAACCGAAGAGCCGTTGAAGCGTGATCCGGTAAAAACTGAAATTGGGGATTGCCGGAAGTGCTGGTGCGATCAATGCGAACGGCTGGAGGAATGCGAGAAAATCCGCGAAGGATACACGCCGGACGGGATACGCCCTTTCCCGTGCGTCGGTTGTGCGGATGGAATGCGCTTCAAACCTTGCGAAGAAACGAAATGCGAAGATTTCGTGCAAGGCGAAGGGCTTAACAATGGATAGACAAAAAAAGAACCGTCCTGTATGGGCGTACAGGACGGTTCTTCCCCGTTGAGGGGCGCGCCGTTTAAGGCTATTCAATACATTTGTTATTATAGCACGAAGGTGGCTTCTTGTCAAAGGAAGGCGGCTTGACGTATGCAGAGAGTAAAAAGAAGGATATTTTCGGGCGCTGTATGCGAACAGGAAGTTTTCAACATATCGGACAGGCTTACCGATATAAAGAAGGCTGAACCGCGCCCGCGATTTAAGACAGAGGAAGAACGGGAACAACACCGGATCGGAATATCAAGAAGAAAACACGCGCGGCTGGTAAATGAAAACTTTTCCCCGCGTTCATTATATAGCACGCTGACGCTGGACAACGAAAACGAAGTACATACCTTCAAGGAAGCGAAGCGGATACGCGATCTATTCGTGCGGCGGCTGAAATACGCCTTCCCCGATGCCGTGATCTTTATTTATTTAGGACGCGGCAAGAACACGAACAGAATTCACGCGCATATGCTTTCGGACGGCGTACCGGAAGAAGCGATCAAGAAACAATGGATTTACGGAAGTATCGTCCGGATCGACCATCTACGCGAACACAATTATTACGACGACGTAGATCACGGACAGGATTACACGGGGCTTGCGAATTACCTTTTCGACCATTGGACACCGGAGCAGGGCGGACACCGTTGGAAGCAGACGCGCAACGCGCGGAAGCCGGAACGGGAAACGCCGACCGTTGCGAAAAGGGTTTACACAGAGAGCAAGCCGCCGCGCCCGCCGAAGGGCTATATATTAGTAGAAACGAAAAGCACAAAGTATGGATACCTTTATTTTAAGTATGTGTTAGAGCCGCCGAAGCGGAAACGCAAACGAGCGGCAAAGGACGGCAAAAGCTGATTTCGGATCAGCATTTATAAAGCCTTGTAAATGTGTAACGTTTGGCGACGAAGCATAGCTTCGATCACAGAAGAAGCCTTCGAGATAGATTTTCATTTATTCCCCGTCGCCTGTTTATCGAAGATCACGAGAGGATCAGCCCGTCAAGGTTGCGAAGCACGGCAAAGCCGCTTGACCTTTACGGGGCGATCCGTGAGTGATAGAAAACAGGACAGCGGCGGGGAAAGAAAATCTATCAAGGCGGCTTCAACTTTTCCACAATGAAGGCTGGGGAAATGTGCATAACAGATCGGGGCGGGCTTTATTCCTTTGAGCCTGTTCCCCTCCCAGCGGGAGGGGCGGAGGGGTGGGAGAAAGAGAACGGAAGGAGGCGATCGACGTTGCTTGAATTGAATAGGCTTTATAATCTGGATTGTATGCAGGGAATGAAGGAGTTTCCGGACGGCTTCTTTGATCTTGCGATCGTTGATCCACCTTACGGGATTGGGATTGACGGACAGCGGAAGCGCGTTTGCAGAAATCCGAAGCACAACAGGAAAGAGCATTCGCGGGAAGGCTGGGACAATGAACCGCCGTCAGAAGAATATTTCAGAGAGCTTGAACGGGTATCCCGAAATCAAATCATTTGGGGCGGGAATTACTTTGTTCCGGTGCTGAAACAGGCGCACAAAGGCTGGCTTGTATGGGATAAGGGGCAACGCGGGCTTTCAATGTCTGATTGTGAGCTTGCATACACCAGCTTTGACACGCCGACGCGGATTTTTACCTTGAACCGCGTTGAATTGCAAATTGAAGGGACAATACACCCAACACAGAAGCCCGTGAAGCTGTATGAATGGGTTTTGTCCCTATTTGCCCGAAAGGGTATGAAGATTTTAGACACGCACGCCGGAAGCGCAAGTTCCCTTATCGCTTGCCACAGGATTGGCGGGCTTGATTACGTTGGCTTTGAAATAAACGCAAAGTATTTTGAGGCGGCGAACAAGCGGCTTGAAACAGAGAAAGCACAAATCCGCCTGTTTGATCTGCTGGAGGAACAGGAAAAGGCGGCACAAACAAAGCTGTTTTGACGAAGGGAGGAAACACGATGCAGAAAAAGACAGTTTACCTTGCGGGAAAGATTACGGGCGATCCGTTCTACCGTTCAAAATTCTCTGAAGCGCAGAAGAAGCTGGAAAAAGGCGGTTTTATCGTCGTCAATCCGGCGCTATTGCCTTCGGAGGGTTTCGCGTGGGAAGCCTATATGCGAATGACGGGCGCAATGCTGAATGAATGCGCCGAAGTATGCTTCCTTCCGGATTGGAAAGAGAGCAAAGGCGCGAAATATGAGTTTGGCGAAGCGATCGCGCAAAACAAGCCGTTTTTCTTTTTCGAGGATTGGGAACGGGAGGGATCGCAAAATGCAGAAAAATAAAGCACCTTCCTTCCCTATCCCTACGGAGGCGGAAGAACAAATTGCCCTTTTTGAGTGGGCAAGACTTCAAACGGGGCGATTTCCGGAATTGGCGCTTTTGTACCACGTTCCGAACGGCGGGAGCCGGAACAAGATCGAAGCGGCACGCCTTCGGGCGCAGGGCGTGAAATCCGGCGTTCCCGATCTTTGCCTTCCGGTTGCACGCGGGGCAAGTCACGGGCTATACATTGAGCTTAAACGACAGCGCGGCGGAAGGATTAGCGAAGAACAGGTGCGCTGGATCAACGGGCTTTTGAAACAGGGATACGCGGCGGCAATCTGCAAGGGATGGCAGGAAGCCGCAAGCGTGATTACCGACTATCTACGGCAGAAAACGGAGGGCTGAAAATGGCGAAGAAAAAAGCGGGAATTTCCGAAGAGGTACGAGAAGCGATCAACGAAGCCGCCCGCGCGGGCGCTTATGAAGCGTACAAAAACACGGCGGGCGCGTATGTGAATTACTTCAAGGCTATGGAAACACTTTTGTATAACTACAAGAAGCTGGCGGCACTTGTCGCCGATGAAGAAGGCTATTGCGAAGTAGAATATCACGCAGGGCGAAAGACCTTCGCGGCGGGCAGTAAAAGCACAGGATATTACGAGCAGAAAACCGAAGCGGATATTATCGCAGAAATGCAGGAAGAAAAAAGGCGGCAGTATCGGGAAACAAAGTACGGCTTCGAGCGGCTGGAGAGGGCTATAAACCTTTACCGCGACCGCAAGGAATTCACCGTGGTTCGTATGTACTACTTCGGCGAGGACTACGAAGGCAAGCCGCGCGAGAATGGAAAGCCATACACGTGGGAGGAATTAGCCTTCGAGCTTGAAGAAGCGGGCGTTCTGAAAGGTGTAAAGACCGCGTGCAGATGGCGGAACAAGATTGTAAACGATATGGCAGTATGCGTATTCGGGACCGCGGCGGCGGTAAGTGCGGCAACGTATAGGCGCAGGGCGGGCGAATAAGTGACAATATCGCGACAATATCGAGGGGTGGAACGGGGTATATTTATATGCTATACTGTTTACGATGAATTTTTACGCAAAACGCAAGCGCACGAATAGCGCCTTTTCGGAGCAATCCGGAAGGGCGCTTTTATTATGCGCGGGAAAGGAAGGTGCGAGTATGAAGCCGTGGGCAGAGCAGTTCTATAACAGTGAGGCGTGGCGATCTTGCCGTGATGCCTTCTTGCAATCGAAGGGCTACTTGTGCGAACGCTGTTCTACGCCGCACAATCCCGTTGCCGCGAAGATTGCACATCACAAAACATACTTGACGAAGCAGAACGTAAACGATCCGTACATTGCGCTTTCGTGGGATAATCTCGAAGCGCTATGTCAAGATTGCCATAACAAAGAACATCACAAATCAAAGCGGAAAAAGCGATATTCGTTTGACGAAAACGGAAACGTGATACTCCCCCCTATTCGCCGAGAATTTAGGGAGGGTGGAACACCGAGGGCGGGAGGTTAAAAAAACTCCGCAGGCGCGCGCATAACGGGTGTACGCGAAAAAGGGGTGTGGGTATCGCCGGAAAAGGGGTGATATTTATGACGACAAAGAAGGACTTAACGAAAGATCAAAAAATCAAGAAAGAGATAAACCGATTGAAGCGGGTTTTCCGCGACTTGGACAAAAACAAGTTGCAGACCGTCGAAAGCCTTATCCGCAACGCCGCATTTATGGCGGTATCCCTTGAAGAGTTGCAGGAAATCATAAACGAAGAGGGCTACACCGTCGAATACCAAAACGGCGCAAATCAGAGCGGTACAAAGCAGAGTGACGCAGTAAAAACGCATATTGCTATGACGAAAAACCACGCCGCCATAATCAAACAGCTTTGCGAGCTTGTACCGCCCGAAAAGAAAAAAGAAAGCCGTCTGCAAGCCTTGCGGGACGAATAGAAATGCCGTTTTCAAATTACATTTACGAGTATTTCGACGGCATAACGACGGGAAAAATTGTCGTCGGAAAATGGGTGCGTCTGATTTATGAATACATCGTTAGCGGGCTTCAAAACGGGCTTTTTCTTTTCAATGCGAAGAAGGCGAACAAGGCGATCCGGTTTATTGAAAACTTCTGTCACCATTGCGAAGGGCGAACCGACCTTCTGAAATTGGAGCTATGGCAGAAAGCGGCGGTATCGCTGATCTTCGGAATTGTTGATGAAGATAACGTGCGGATATTCCGCGAAGTGTTTATTGTGATCGGGCGGAAAAACGGAAAAACGCTTTTCGCGTCCGCCGTGATCGCTTATATGGCATATCTTGATGGCGAATACGGCGCGAAGATTTATTGTCTTGCGCCGAAGCTGGAACAAGCGAACATCGTTTACGATAATTTCCACCAGATGATTAAAAAAGAACCGGAGCTTTCAGAGCTTGCGAAGAAGCGCCGTTCTGATATTTACATTGAGGAAAGCAACACGTCAATAAAGCCGCTGGCATTCAATGCGAAGAAATCGGACGGCTTCAATCCGCATTTGGTAGTGAATGACGAAGTAGCGTCGTGGCGTGGCGACGGCGGCTTGAAGCAATACGAAGTAATGAAATCAGCGCTTGGCGCACGCCGCCAGCCGCTGATCCTGTCTATCAGTACGGCAGGATATGAAAACGACGGTATTTTCGACGAATTGATGGCGCGATCTACGGCGTTTCTGAAAGGCGGAAGCAAGGAACGCCGCCTTCTTCCCCTGCTTTATATGATTGACGACGTAGAGAAATGGAACGACCTTGAAGAGCTTAAAAAAGCAAATCCGAATATGGGCGTTTCTGTTTCGCCGGAGTTCTTCAAAGAAGAAATCGCCGTTGCAGAAATGAGCCTTTCAAAGCGGGCGGAATTCCTTTGCAAATACTGCAATATCAAGCAGAATTCTTCCGTTGCTTGGCTTGATTACGTTGTTGTAGATCGAGCGGGCGAGAAAATCAAGCTGGAGGATTTCAAAGACAATTACGCGGTGGGCGGGATCGACCTATCACAGACGACCGATCTTACAGCCGCAAGCGTTATTATCGAGCGCGGCGGGGTTCTTTATGCCTTCGCACAATTCTTTATGCCAGCAAACAGGCTGGAAACCGCACAGGCGGTGGACGGCGTGCCGTATGATATATTTGTAAAGCAAGGGATTGTGAAGCTATCCGGCGAAAATCACGTTGATTACAGGGACGTTTACGAATGGTTTTCTACCCTTCGGGATCAGTACGGCATATATATTCTAAAAATCGGCTATGACCGTTACAGCGCGCAATATCTGATCGACGACTTGAAGGCGGCGGGCTTCCAGACGGACGACGTATGGCAGGGAGAAAACCTTGCGCCCGTAATTCGGGAATTTGAAGGCATAATCAAAGACGGCAATTTCAAAATCGCAGATAATAACCTTCTGAAAGCGCACTTCTTGAACGTTGCGCTAAAACACAATATGGAAACGCGGAAGTTCCGTCCGGTAAAGATTGAACAGCGGGCGCGTATTGATGGCTTCGTTTCCGTGATTGACGCTATGACGGTACGGCAGAAGTATTATAACGAGATCGGCGAAATGCTGAAAAATGCGGGGTGATAAAAACTATGGGAATTTTTGAAACGATTTTCCGGAAGCCACGTTCGGATATTCAAGCGGAAGGATACTTCAAGATGCTTAACGGGTATTCGCCCGTTTTCACGAACGCGCCGGAAAGCCTTTACGAAATGGAGCTTACGCGGGCGGCTATTCATTCGTTCGCGAATTTCTGTTCAAAACTGAAACCGGAGATCAGCGGGACAGCGTACAAGAACCTTGAAAGGGTATTGCAGTTCCGCCCTAATCCATTTATGGACACGTCGAAATTTATTTACAGGATCGCAACGATCCTTTCGGTGAATAATACGGCGTTCATTGTTCCGATCGAAGATGAATACGGAGGAATAGCGGGCTATTATCCCCTACTTCCCCAGCGTTGTGAGGTTGTAGAATACAAGGGCGCGCCCTTCTTGCGGTACACCTTCGCAAACGGGCAGAAAGCGGCAATCGAGTTCGAGCGCGTCGGCGTGCTGACGCAATTTCAGTACAAGGACGACTTCTTCGGAGAGAGCAACGCCGCGCTTCGCCCTACAATGCAGTTGATCCATACACAAAATCAAGGCATTATCAACGGCGTTAAAAATTCGGCTTCCGTCCGGTTCTTGGCGAAGGTTGCGAATATGCTAAAACCGGAAGATATTACGAAAGAGCGAAAACGCTTCACGGCGGATAACCTTTCGGCGGATAATCAATCCGGTATGGTGATCTACGATAGCAAATTCGCGGACGTGAAACCGATTGAAAGCAAGCCGTTCACCGTGAACGCGGCGCAGATGGCGCAGATCAACGAAAATGTTTTTAACTACTTCGGGACGAATGCGAAAATCATTCAAAACAGCTTTACCGAGGACGAGTGGAACGCCTATTACGAAGGCAAGATCGAGCCTTTCGCAATTCAGCTTTCGCTGGTTATGTCGAATATGACCTATACACAGCGGGAATTGTCCTTCGGGAACGCGATCACATTTACCGCGAACAGGCTTCAATACGCAAGCAATAATACAAAGCTGAATATCAGCACACAACTATTTGACCGTGGCTTGCTCAACCGCAACGGCGTTATGGATATTTGGAATATGTCGCACGTTGAAGGCGGGGACAAGTATTATATTCGCAAGGAATACGCGGAAGTATCAGAATTGGGAAAGGAGGTTGTACCGAATGCCAGTAGTGAAGGGGCGGGAATACCGTCAAATGTTCCAGCCGTTGATGATCCCACAGGGGACGGAGAACAAGAGGTTTGATACAGATTTCTACGTCGAAGGCTTCGCAACAACGTTTGATAAGCCGTATGTTATGTACGAATACGGCGGGATCAAATATTGCGAGGTAATCGACCGCAACGCCCTTGTGGGCGCTGACCTGTCCGACGTGATTATGCAGTTCGACCATTCCGGAATGGTATTCGCCCGAAACAAGATGGCAAAGAATAAGCCGCCTTCCCTGCTTTTGGAACCGCAGGACGGCGGCTTGTTTATTGCCGCAAATTTGAGCCTTACGGAAGAGGCAAAGCGACTTTATGCAAGCATTGACGCGGGGCTTATTTGCAAAATGTCGTGGGCGTTCACCGTGTCAGAGGACGCATATAACAAAGACACGCACACAAGAACAATCTTGAAGATCAAGAAGGTTTACGACGTTTCGGCGGTATCTTATCCGGCGAACGTCGATACCGATATTTCGGCGCGTTCTTATTTCGACGGAGTGATCGAGAGAGAACAGCAGGAGCGGCTGGAGCGCCGGAAGCAAATTCTAAAAATCAAACTTATGATGGAGGTTTAACACAATGAGAATTAAAGAGATTGAAACCCGCCTTGCGGCTATCAAGAAGGAGATCGAAGAGCGCGGCGACGCTATGAAAGCCGAGGAAATCGACGCGCTGGAGAAGGAAACAGAAGAGCTTACCGAAGAGCGCGCCGGACTGATTGCCGCCGCAGAGAAGCGCAACGGAATTCTGGACAATATCGCAAAGGGCGCGGGCATTGTTTCCCGCACCTTCGAGCAGAAACAGGACAACGCCGATCCGGACGATCCCTTCGGTACGCCCGAATATCGTTCCGCGTGGCTGAAAAACATTCGCCGCCTTCCGCTGAACGACGCGGAGAAGCGCGCGTTCAGCAACGCCAGCGGCGCGGGCGCGGAGGTTATCCCGACACAGACCGCGAACGAGATTATCAGCAAGGTAAAGACGCTTGCGCCTATGCTGAATGAAGTTACCCTTCTGCACGTCAAGGGCGCTGTAAAGTTCGCGATCGAAGGCACGAACAACGCCGCCGCGATCCACACCGAGAACGCAAGCATTACCGCCGCTGCTGACACGCTGACCACCGTTTCCCTTTCCGGTTACGAGATCGTCAAGCTGGTTCAGATTTCCGATACTGTAATGACTATGAGCATTACCGCGTTTGAAAGCTGGATCGTCAATATGCTGGCGGAAGCTATCGCCCGCAAAGTCGAAGATTTGCTTATCAACGGCACGGGTTCTTCCCAGCCGAAGGGCATTGAAAACGCGAACACTTGGGGCGCGACCAACAGCGTTACCGTTGCAAAGACGGGCGCACTTACCGCCGCGAACGTCCAAACGCTGATCGGGCTTCTGCCTTCCGGTTATGACCGCAACGGCAAGTTCGTTATGAACAAGAAAACCTTGTTCACCGACTTTATGCCGTTGCAGGACAACAGCAAGAACCACATTGTAACCGTTCAGAACAACGCGTACTTCGTGTACGGCTATCCCGTTCTTCTGTCCGATTACGTCGCGGATCACGAAGCCTTCTTGGGCGACTTCAAGAAGGTTTGTGCGAACCTTGCCGAAAATATCGGCGTGAAGAGCGCCTACGACATCGACACGAACAGCTACAAATATAGCGGTATCGCGATCTTCGATTGCGCGCCCGCTATCGGCGAAGCCATCGTGAAGCTGGTCAAGGCGACCGCCTAAAGCGGGAGGGCTGACAAATGCTTGACAAGGTAAAGCTGGCGTTGCGGTTGAGCGGGACGGCGCTTGACGGCGAAGTTTCCGATCTCATAAACGCGGCGATCGCTGATCTTCGCCTTGTCGGTATCAACATTCCGGCGGAAGCGGGATCGTCCAGTAAAACGCTGGGCGATCCCCTTCTTGATCGGGCGGTTGTGCTTTATGCAAAGGCGGAATTCGGCTTCAATGACGACGCGGAGCGTTACCGCAACGCATACGATTATTTGAAGTGCGCCTTGTCGCTGACCGCTGATTACACCGAAGAAAGCGAGGGCGAATAAATGAGATGGGGCGAACAAATAACCTTGATCGCCTTGTCTGAACCTTCGCCGCGCACGAACGAACACGGCTTCCCCGTCGCCCGCACAGAAACCGCGACAACGGTTTTCGCTGACAAGAAATCCGTGGGCTTTTCGGAGTTCTACAAGGCGCAACAGGCGGGCTATACGACGGAATTAAAATTCGACGTGCATTCCTTCGAGTATGAGGAACAGCAGATCGTGGAATATCCCGTTTCGAGCGGGAAACGGTATCGCGTCCTTCGGACGTACACGCACGGGAACGGAGAATTTACAGAGTTGACGCTGGTTAATCTTCCGGAAGCGGAAGGGGGCGGCGGCAATGGCGAAGTTTAACGTTGTCGGGCTTGACGACGTACAAGAAGCAATGCTTCGGCAAGACGCGATCGTTGAAGAAGCCGTGCCGCAAATGCTCAAAGCGGGCGGCGCAGTAATGCAGAAGGCACAGCAAGAAGAGATCAAGACAAGGTTCAACAGCAGACGAAGCACGGGGGCGCTTCTTGCGTCCATCAAAGTATCCGCCGTGAAAGAGATTGACGGCGGAAAACGGGTTGAAATCTATCCGAACGGAAAGGACAAGCACGGAGTACGCAACGCGGAAAAAGGCTTCGTCCTTAATTACGGGCGTTCAAATATGCCCGCGCGCCCGTGGTTCACGGCGGCGAATGAAAAGGCGGCGGACGACGTTGTTTCGGAAATGCGCCGCGTATGGGAGGAAAAGCAAAATGAAGAACGTTGACAGCTTGTTAAAAGCGGAGCTTGAAAAGCTGGGCGTTCCCGTCGAACGCCTTAAATACGGCGGGAAGGCGGCTTGCTTTATCGTCTATCAGCTTGTCGTGGGGCGCGACACGTTCTTTTCAGACGATGAAGAGGGCGCGCAGGAATTCACGTATCAAGTACACGTCTATTCAAAAACGGATTACATCGACATTCTTCAACGCTTGAAAACGGCGTTGAAGGCGGCGGGGTTCTACGCGATCACGATAGACGCGGAAACATACGAGCAGGACACGGGATATTACCACGTTCCCGTTGAAATCAAGTATATGGAGGTATGACACATGGCAACAATCGGATTGCGCGATCTTTACCGCGCACCCATCACGATCGGCACGGACGGCGCGGAGGACTACGGAACGCCCGTGCGTATGGCGAAAGCTATTTCGGCGGAAATTTCCGTTGAAGTTGCCGAAGCGATCCTTTACGCCGACGACGGCGCGGACGAAGTTGTAAAAGAATTCGTATCCGGAGAAATCACGCTGAACGTGAATGATCTTCTTCCGGCTGACCTTGCCGCCCTGCTTGGACAGAAGCAGGACACGGACAAGGTTGTTTACGGTTCTGACACCGACGAAGCACCCTATACCGCAATCGGCTTCCGCGCGAAGAAGGCGGGCGGAACGTACAAGTACATTTGGCTTTACAAGGTCAAATTCGCGATCCCCGATGAAAATTACACCACGAAGGGCGATAGTATCGAATTTACTACGCCGGAGATCGTCGGACAGTTCATCAAGCGTTCCGACGGCTTGTGGAAGGCTGAACACGTCGCAGAGCCTACGAACAGCGTGGCGACGGCTTGGTTCACTTCCGTTCGTGAGCCTAACAACGCGGGCGGTTAATCGAATATCGAAAGGAGGAACGGCGGGAAGTCTGAAAAGGCTTCCCGCCTTATTCTGCTATGAGCGCAATTAAAGACGGACGTTTCCCGATCATGCTGGACAAGGAAAGACACCTTCTTTTCAGTCTGAACGCGATCGACGAAATGCAGGACAAATTCGGCGGCTTCGATCGCCTTGATACCGTGCTTTCCGGCAAGGACAGCATTAAAAATCTTCGCTGGCTTCTGACCGTGCTTTTGAATGAGGGCGCGGCGGACGACGAAGAACCGCTTACCGAAAAACAGGTGGGCAAGCTCATTCATACGGGCAATTTTGCCGACGTGAAAGCGGCGATCTTCAAATCCTTTTCTATGGGCAACAACGGAACGCCCGAACCGCCCGAACGGGACGAAGAGGAAGAGGGCGACGAAGAGGACATCGAAAAAAACGCAACAGCGGGCAAGGAATAATCGACCTTGCCCGCCTTCTTTATATCGGCGTAACGCTTCTTCGCTGGAGCGAAGCCGAAGTATGGCGCATGACACCGTATAAAATTTTGACGCTTTTCAAAATTCATCGTGAATTCAATCCGGATCGTTTCAAGCCCGTTCCGAAAGAAGTTGATATTGACGACGTGCTGGGAGGGATATAAATGGCGAAAGAAGAGCAGATCAAAACATCAATCGACCTTACAGGCGAAAAAGAGTATCGCGCCGCTTGCACTAACATAAATTCTTCCCTTCGCGAAATCGGATCGGAAATGAAGCTGACGACGGCGGAATTCGCCGACAACGCAGACAGCGTGGAAGCGCTGACCGCGAAACAGAAGCTATTACAAAAGCAGTTCGACGAACAGGCGAAGAAGGCAGAAGCGGCGGAAAAGGCATTGAAGAAAATGCGCGATAACGGTATCGAACCGACAAATCCCGCATATCAGAAAATGCAAACAAATCTGAACAACACCAAAGCCGACATGGTGAAAATTCAAAAGGAAATCGACGACACTTCTAAAAAGCTGAAAAGCTCAAAGGTGGATTGGGAGAGCGTCGGCGAAACCGTCGGCAAAGCAGGAAAGGCGATCGGCGCAGCTTGCGCGGCTATGGGTGCGGCGATTGCGGCGGCGGGTGCGGCATTCTTCGGGCTTGCCGAAGAAACACGCGAAGCCCGCGAAAACATGGGTAAACTTGAAACCAGCTTCACGACGGCGGGACATTCGGCAGAGGACGCGAAAAACACCTATACGGAGTTGTACGGCGTTCTTGGCGACGACGGACAGGCAACGGAAGCCGCCGCCCACCTTGCGAAGCTGACTACGAACGAAAAAGAGCTTTCGGACTGGACAAACATTTGCACGGGCGTTTACGCGACATTCGGCGACAGCTTGCCGATTGAAGGCTTGACCGAAGCCGCGAACGAAACGGCAAAGACGGGATCAATCACGGGCAATCTTGCCGACGCGCTGAATTGGGCGGGCGTTTCCGAAGATGATTTTCAAGCCAGCCTTGACGCTTGCACATCGGAGCAGGAGCGGCAAGCCCTTATCACGTCCACGTTGAACGGGCTTTATTCCGAAGCGGCGGACAAGTACAGAGAGGTAAACGGCGACATTATCGACGCGCAGAAGGCAACAGCAAATCTGAACAGCGCTATGGCGGCGCTGGGCGCGATTGCTGAACCGATCATTACAAAGCTGAAACAGCTTGCGGCGGAGCTTTTGCAGGAAATAACGCCGTTCGTCGAGCTTATCGGAAAAGGCTTGACGGGTGCGCTTTCCGGTGCAGAGAGCGCGGCGGAGGACTTCACAGACGGCTTGCTGGGTATGGTTACGTTCGCGATCGAAAAGCTAACGGAAATGTTACCGACCTTCCTTGAATTCGCAGTGAAGATGATCGCGAATATCGCTACGGGCATAGCTCAATCGTTGCCGACGCTTGTTCCTTCACTGGTTCAGCTTGTAACGGACATCGTGCAAGTTCTGATCGACAATATCCCGTTGCTGATCGACGCGGCTTTACAGCTTGTAACAGGGCTGGCGGAAGGCATTATAAACGCGATCCCCGTTCTTGTTGCGGCGCTTCCGCAGTTGATAACCAGCTTGATCGACGGTTTGCTTTCCGCAATCCCGCAGATCATTCAAGCGGGTATCGACCTTCTGACGGCGTTAATTACCGCCCTTCCGGAGATCATCACAACGATTGTTGAAGCGATCCCGCAGATCATTGAAGGCATTATCACGGCGCTTACGGAGAACATACCGCTTATCATTCAAGCGGGCATTGATCTTCTTGTCGCGCTCATACAGGCATTGCCGCAGATTATAACGACGATCGTTCAAGCGATCCCGCAAATCATAAGCGGCATTGTAAACGCGCTGATCGGCAACATCGACCAAATCATTATGGCGGGCGTTCAGCTTTTCGTGGCGCTCATTCAGAATTTGCCGACGATCATAGTTGAAATCGTGAAGGCAGTTCCGCAGATTGTTTCCGGCATTGTGCAAGCGTTCGCGTCGCTGGGCGGCGAAATGATAAACGCGGGTGCAAACCTTCTTCACGGCTTGTGGGAAGGTATCAGCGGCGCGGCTTCGTGGTTGTGGGAAAAGGTATCCGGCTGGGCTTCGTCCCTTGTTTCGGGTATTAAGGACTTCTTCGGCATTCATTCCCCGTCAACGGTATTCGCTGAAATCGGCGGAAACATGGCGGACGGCGTGGGCGTAGGCTTCACCGACAACATGGGCGGCGTTGAAGGCGATATGACCGCCGCAATGGGCGGAGCGGGCGCGCTGACGGCGGCGGAAGCAGTAAACGCCGTGAACAACGGCATTATTGCGAACATTGAAGGCTTGTCCGGAGCGGTGAACGCGATCGTCGAGCGGGTTATTACCGGACTGACGGCGCAAGCCCAGCGTTTCAATCAAGCCGGACAGGACTTCGACAAGAACATAGCTTCCGGAATGGTAACGGCGATCGTGCAGATTACGCAGAAAATCCCGCAGATCGTACAAAGCATTATTACCGCATTCACGGCACAACATCAAAAGTTCGTAACCGAAGGAACGAACATCGACAAGAGCATAGCGCAAGGAATGATCGCGGGTATCCCGCAGATCACGGGCAAGGTTGCACAAATCATTCAGCCCGTTATTACCGCGCTTCGCTCTTACGTATCGCAGTTCAAGGAAGCGGGCGAAGAGATGGTGCGCGGCATTTGGCAGGGCTTTCAAAATATGTCCGGCTGGCTGGAAAGCAAAGTGCGGTCAATGATGAGAGAGATCGTGGCGGCAGTTGAAGCGGAAATGCAAATCAATTCCCCGTCGAAGGTTTTTGCCCGTATCGGTTCGTACATGGCGCAGGGCTTGGGCGAAGGCTTCGCCCGCGAAATGCGCGACGTTGAAAGTTCGATCCGGCGCGAAACGTCGAACGCCGTTCCGGAATTCCGTTCCGGAGAGGGACGCGACACGCGCGGCGGCGGTACGCCTTCCGTTGAAGTCGTGCAAAACATCTATGCGAACGAAACGAGCTACGCCGAACAGCAAAGACAGGCGGCGCGGCAGTTCCGGCAGATTGCGCGGGAGGTTATGGCATGAGGACACAAGAAAAATTGATCTACACGAACGAGCGCGGGGAAAGCATAGAGTTTTCCCCCGCTTCTTCGTATCACGTAAACTTCAAGGACGTTACCGGACTTTCCGACGTGCGGAACGCTATTTACAGCACCAACAGCATGGGGCAGGACGGCGACACATACTTGGGCTATCGGATCGAAAGCCGCGATATTGACATCGTGGGATACATCAAGGAGCGGGACAAGCAAGCGGCGCAGAACCTACGCCGGAAGCTGAACCGCATATTAAATCCGCAGTACGAAGCAACGTTGACGTATGTTTTCGGCGACTTCCGGCGGGTGATCGGGTGCAAGATCGACGACGCGCCGATCTTCAAGCGAAAGCCGATCTTCGAGCAATTCACGGTTAGCTTGTCTTGCCTTAATCCCTTTTGGAGAGAGGAAACGGAAACGCGCGAGGACATAGCAACGTGGATCGGCGGCTTTGAATTCCCCGTTCCGGACGGGCTGGAGCTTTACGACGGCTGGGAAATCGGCTATCGCCAGCCGTCGCTGATTGTGAACGTCTACAATTCCGGCGACGTGAAAAGCGGTATCCGGATCGAGTTCCGCGCGATCGGCGCGGTTACAAATCCCGTATTGCTGAACGTCGATACACGGGAGTTTATCAAGCTGAATATTTCGCTTGTAGCGGGCGACGTTTTAACCGTTTCCACGGGCTACGGTGAAAAAGCCGTGAAGCTGAACCGTGGCGGCACGATTACAGACGCGTTCCGCTATCTCGACGTTGATAGTTCGTATTTGCAGATCGCCGTGGGCGACAATCTCTTCCGTTATTCAGCGGACGCGAACGCGGAAAATCTCGAAGTTTCAATCTATCACAATAACTTGTATTTGGGAGTGTAACGCGGTGGAATTATACGTTTATAGCCGCGATATGACACTTCAAGGGATTGTCGAAAAGATTTCGTCCTTGATATGGACGCGGCGTTATTGGAGTTGCGGCGAATTCAAGTTGCTTGTTCCCTTCACGGAGGATCACGCCCGCTTGCTGGTGAAGGAAAATATCATCATCAAGCGCGGCGGGAAAGAAGCGGCGGAAATCCGCTATATTCACATTACGAAAAATTCACAGGGCATGGAGGAAATAGAGGTTCAAGGAAAGTTCCTGCTTTCGTGGATCGGCAAGCGCATTTTGACAACGCAGATCATCACGAAGGACACGACACAGAACATTCTATACGCCATTGTGAAGCAGACTTGCACGAACGCAGGAGCGGCGCGCAATATCCCGAATTTCAGCATATCCACGACCGACGCAGACACCGGAAGCGGGCAAATCGACTATACTTCCGAACAGTACGTGAACGCCCAGCTTGCGGCGGAAACGGCGGCGAAGGCGGCGAAGCTGGGTATTCGGGTTACAACAAACGCACGGACGGGAAAGCACACCTTTTCCGTTTACAAAGGGCGCGACCTTACGGCGGGAAATGCCGCAGGGAACGCGCCTTGTATCTTTTCACAGGAATTCGACAACATCGTGGAACAGGAATACACGAACAGCGTTGAAAACCTTAAAACAACGGCTTACATCGGCGGAGAGGAAAAAGAAGGCGTTGCGCGGAAGGTTGCCGAAGTCGGCGGAAGCGCGGCGGGGCTTTCCCGCGACGAAGTTTTCATCAATGCAACGGACATCGTGCAGGAATACGAAAACGAGAGCGGGCAGACCGTAACGCTTACCAACGCGCAATATTTAGCGCTTCTTTCCGCGCGCGGCGTTGAAGAGCTGGAGCAATACGCGGAAACGCTTGCTTTCGGATCGAAGATCAACACGAACGCGAATTTGAAGTACGGCACGGACTACGATTTAGGCGATCGGGTAACGTGTATCAATAAGCGCTGGAACGTCCGCATTGACGTTCGCATAACGGAGATCGCGGAAACCTACGAAACCAGCGGCGAAGAAATAGATATTACCTTCGGCGAGAGCTTGCCCGCGCTTCTGACACAAATTCGGCAGATTACGAAATAAAGGAGGGCTTCACAGCATGGAAAAATCAAGTTTCTTCAACAGCGTTTCGCACGATCGCACGTACAAGGCGGAGGATTGGGCGGAATACTTTGCTTCGTTCATCGGAAACGGCGTTTTCCCCGTCCCTTCGACGGGGCTTCAAGTCGTTGCAAACGACGGAATGAAGCTGAACGTTAAAACGGGCAAAGCGTGGATCAACGGTTACTTCTACTTCAACACGGGCGATCTTGCCGTCGAGCTTGACACGGCGGACGGACAGTTGAACCGCATTGATCGCGTTGTCGTGCGCTGGGATTTGACAAACCGCGTTATGTCGGTGAAGGTCAAATCTTCTTCGTTCAGCGCGTCCCCTACCGCGCCCGCATTGCAGAGGGACGCGGACGTTTACGAGCTTGCGCTGGCGGACATCTACGTGGGCGCGGGCGTAACAGCAATCACGCAAAGCAAGATCACGGATCAACGCTTGAACACGTCGCTTTGCGGCGTTGTTGCCGCCGTCGTTCAGCAGATCGACACGGCGGCTTTTAACGCACAGCTTCAAGCGTGGTTCGCTGAATATCAATCCCTTTCGGCGGCGGAGTACAACACGCTTGTTTCGTATATGAATTCGCTGAAATTGCAGGGTAACACGCAATACGAAGCGTTCGAACAACACATGGCGGATTTTGAAACACAGGCGGCGGCGGACTTCAACGCATGGTTTAACGGCTTGCAAAACGTCCTTGACGATAACGCGGCAACAAATCTTCTGAATATCACGAACGCGCTTGACGCGCGCGTGGATATGCTGGAAGCGGTGCTTTTCAATGACATTACGACAAATCCGTTCTTGATCCTCTTCGATGATCTCGACGGCGTAACGTCTACGGGCATTTGGAACGAGAGTTTGCAGAGGATCGAATGCTGACGCGGTACGCTTGCACGGCGGCGGAATTGTCGTGCGTGATCGGAAACATCTTCGCGGAGCTTTCCCCGCCATGCGCGGCTTGCGGCGCGGAGGTATTACAGATCACAGGAACAACGGTTACAGGGAACGCGGCAACGCTGACCGTTACCGAAGCGGGCTTCGATTTCGACGGGTGCGCCGACGATACCGCTATGATCGAGCGAATGCGGAAAGGACGGTGCATATATGCAAAGACCGGAGCGGGAGCGGAAAGAACCGACGGAATTCAACGTGATTGTGAAAGCGAAAGACCTTGTAAAGCACACCTTCACGATCACGAATTCGACGGAGCGCTACCCGAAGAAATACCGCTTCACGCTTGTAAACAGGATACAGGATAAAGCGGTGGACATTTACGAATGCGTCCTTGAAGCGAACGAATTAGACCTTCGGGGCGCGCAGGAATACAGACAACGGCAGAAGCTACAAGCAAAGGCGCTGACCTATTGCAAGGAGCTTCTATTTTTCATAGAGCTTTCGCAGGAAATGGGCTTTATTTCTATGAGCAGTTGCGAATATTGGTCAAAACTTGCGCTTGAAGTGAAGTACATGACGACCGCGTGGAAGAAGCGGGACAAAACGAGGGCTTGAAAAACGTTCGGGGTACATCTTGAAACGCCTAATTCGTCGAACGCCCACAACGTCCGCAACGTCAATTCGGACGGCTCTTTGAACAACAACAACGCGTACAACGGCAACAATGGCGTTCGCCCGCTTCGGTGGACTATGTGAACGAGTAGGCACAGCCGAAAGCAGAATACCACCATCAAAGGAAGGTGTATCCCGTCGCCGCTATCCACGGCGGGGACGAATACAGGATCGCCGATACCGGAGCATACCGCCTTCCGGCGGCTGGCAAAGGTTATAAACAGCGAGGATTTTTTATTATGACAGACTTTGAAAAGATACACAGTTTTGAAAGCCTATACAATGCCTACCGAAAGGCGCGGCAAGGCAAGAGGTGGAAAGGAGCGGCGGCAAAGTTTGAAGTTAATCTTCTTGAAGCGCTGAACCTATTAAGCGCGCAGATCAGAACGAAGCGCTATACCATGTCCCCGTATAACACGTTCGAGGTATACGAACCGAAGCGCCGCGTGGTTATGTCGAACAGCTACAAAGACAAGGTTGTTCAACATTCGCTTTGCGATAACGTGCTTGAACCGATTTTGACACGATCGTTCATTCGCGATAACTACGCGTCGCAGGTGGGGAAAGGTACGCATTACGGGTTAGACAGGCTTCAAGAGTTCATGCGGAGGTTTTACAGAAAGAACGGAATTGACGGCTGGATACTGAAAGGCGATATTTCAAAGTATTTCTATTCGATCCGGCACGACGTTTTGAAAACCTTAATCCGCGAGAAGATAACCGATCCGGACGTTTTGTGGCTTGTCGATCTTATCATCGACAGCACCGAAGGCAACGTCGGAATACCGATCGGCAATCAAACTTCACAGCTTTTCGCCCTTCTCTACCTTGACGGGCTGGATCACTTCGTAAAGGAAAAGCTGGGTATCAAATATTACGGGCGCTATATGGACGACTTCTTTTTGATCCATCACGACAAAGCATATTTGCAGGAGTGCCGGAAGCAGATTGAAGCGTTCGTACAGGCGCGCGGGCTTTCGCTGAATGCGAAAACAAATATCTTTCCCTTAAAACACGGCGTTGATTTCTTGGGCTTTCATACATACTTGACCGAAAGCGGCGCGGTGATCCGCAAGGTGCGCCGCCGGAGCAAGAACAATATGAAGCGGAAGTTGAAGAAATTAGCCGCCCTTCACGCGGCGGGACGGATCGACGCAAAGACCGTTGAACAATCCTATCAAAGCTGGAGAGGACACGCCGAAAAGGGAAACAGCTATCACTTGATCCGGCGGACGGATCATTATTACAACAGCTTAATGAAACCAAAGGAGGCGGCACAATGTCAAAAACATTAGGCAGTTTGACGGTGGGCGCGAAGATTGAAGTTCCGGTTCTTTCGGCGTATCAATCGCGCTTCGGATCGAAGATCGTTTTCAAGATCGCCGACAAGAACCACAGCGGCTACCCGTCGAATTCCGTAACGCTGATTACGGAAAAAATCATTCAGTTAATGTGCTTCGACGCAAAGGAAGCAAGCAACAGCAACAGCGATCGGAAACAATACGGCAATAACCGCTATCAGTATTCAAACCTTCTGCAATGGCTGAACAGCAACGCGGCGGCGGGCGCATGGTACAGCGCAAAGCACAGCGCGGACGCGCCGCCTACAAACGCGAACGTATGGAACAGTTACAACGAGTACGACGCGTGGGCGGGCTTCCTTGCTATGCTTGATCCGAAGTTCGTTGCGGAGCTTCTGACAACAACGCAGACCGTCGCAAGAAATACCGTTACCGACGGCGGAAGCTATGAAACGGTAACGTCAAAAATGTTCCTTCCGTCCACCACCGAAGTGGGGCTTGCGAATGAAAACAATATCGCAGAAGGAACGCTTCTTGCGCTATTCAGCAACGACGCTTCCCGCGTCGCTTATCCTACGGCGCAATGCGTGAGCAATTCGGAGTACACGGACGCTAATTTCAGCACGTCAAAGGGCTGGTATTGGTGGCTTCGAACGCCTAATTCGTCGAGCGCCTACTACGTTCGCTACGTCGGTTCGGGCGGCTCTTTGGGCAGCATCAGCGCGTACAACGGCGACTTTGGCGTTCGCCCGCTTTGTAATCTTAAATCTTCTATCTTGGTATCTGACAGCCCG